CGCCGCCGCTTCGCCGTCCTCAAGCACAACGAGGACATTGGCCGCTGGCTGATCTATCGCGGCTGCGAAGTCGGGACCGTCGCCATCGATTGCCCGCTGCAGAGCAAGATCGGCATCACCTTCTCGCTGATCGGCACCAAGGAGGAGGCCTATGTCGTCGACGTGGCCGAAACTTTCGCCGAGCCGACCGACACAGTGATGATGACCACCTTTGAGGGCTCCCTGTTCGAGGGCGGCACCGGTCTGAACCACGCAACCGCGCTCAGCATCACGCTTGAGAACGGCATGGAGGCGATTTACCGCCTGTTCAGCCGCGATGCCTATGACATCAAGCTAGGCCGCATCAACGTCAACGGCTCGCTGTCTGCGTACATCGAGGACGACCGGCTGAAAGCGAAGTACCGGGGCGAAACCAAGACGGCGCTGGTTGTGACCCTCACCGACGGCGACAACAGCTACGAGATCAGCATGACGCAAGCCAAGCTGACCACATCGAGCGAAGAAGGCAGCGGCGACGATCCGATCATTCAGTCCTACGACTATCGGGCGTTCAGCGATCCGGCCGTCTCGACTGAAATCACCATTACCCGCATTCCAGCCCCGTAAGGACATCGCATGAAACCGAGTGACTTCTTCACTCGTGCCAAGGCAAACGAGGGCGAGCGTATGCCGCTCTCTCTGCCTGACGGCACGCCAACGGATGAGTGGCTGCTGATTCGGGGCGTTGATTCGGACGAGTTTCGCCACGCCCTTGACGAGTTCCGGCGCGACCTGCTGACCTATGCGTCGATCAAGGATGAGGGCGAGAAGTCTGAGAAGACCGAGCAGGCCCGCTTACGCCTGAATGCTGCCCTGGTCATTGGCTGGTCCTTCGATGCCGAGTTCTCCGAAGCGGCACTGCTGGAGTTCCTGCGCGAATCGCCCTACATCACGGCAGAGGTTGACCGTTTCGCGAGTGACCGCCGCCGTTTTTTTGGGAAACGCTCGACGGGCTCAGTAAAAGCCTGATCGAGCACGCCGAGCATCAACTAGGACTGCTGCGACCAGCTGGGCCGAGGCCGAAGAAGGGACCGGACAAGCGCATCACCGTCCGCGCGCAACTGGAAGCGATAGCCGAGAAGACCGGCAAGCGTCCGGCCAGGCTGGATGGCCCTGATTGCCCGACTGAGTTGGCCTACGTGTGGGAGTGGTACTGCTCAGCCAGGCCGGTCGGCTCGCTGGTCGAGCTGAAGGCATGGGCTGACCTCTACGGCCACATGCTGAAGCCGCACGAGATCATGCTGCTTAGACGGCTGGCTTCGACTGAAGAGCGTATCGCGAGCCAGTAGGGCGCCGATTTGGTAAAGTCGGGCTTTCTACTTGGGGTTAATCGTGATGCATAAGCTGATGATTCCGTGCCTGTTGGCGATCGCTACTGCAGGGTGCGCAGGCCAAGGAAGGATGCCTGCGCTTTCGGCCTACGATGCTGAGTTTGCGCCGTACTCGTCTTCGGAGGCTGTAACTGCAGTTCAGTTTCACAGGGATGGGCTAGGCGGTGATATTCCCGCATGCGTTGCCGAGACAGTCAGCAACCAGGGGGAGACGTTAGCAGATTCGAGCGGCAGCTTCGTTGGCGCGTATACCGGAAACTACTACAACGTACAGCGCAGCAGCCATTCGGCTGGCGGTAGCGTGCTTGAGCATGTGGCGCAGGATGGGAAATCAGTTGTAGCGAGCGGATCTGTTCGCTATAGCGCAGGCGCACTGGTCACTCGCTCAGTCCGATTCAAGCTTGCTCTCAAGCAGTCTGACTCTGGCCGAATCTACCGTTTCAGCAGTCTAGGCCAGGCGCAGCTTGATACTGGAGCCGCAGCGAACAATGGGTACACCCCGATTGGGTCGTGGTCGGGGGCTAATCCTGACCTTGCATTGGCTTCGCTTTCAAAAGTGACCGACGAAATAGAGCGCTGCCTTTCAAGGTAGCCAAGCAGACACACAAGAGCCCGCCTAGTGCGGGCTTTTTCATGCCTGGAGAAAAGATGCGCCCACAGGATTTCTATACAAAGACGCGAGCGAGCGAAGGCTTTCGCGTGGAGCTGGTAGACCCGGCCGGGAGTCGTGAGTGGGTGCGGGTCCGTTCGGTGATTAGCGACGAATTCAAGCGCGCCCGGGAAGTAATGGTGCAACAGGCCATCGCTGACGGCCGGGCTGTAGCTGCTGACCCGGCACAGCGAAAGCTGCTGGCCAGGCGCCGTCGCGCAACCCTTGCCGCAGCGCTAATTGCTGATTGGTCGATCCAGGCCGAGCCGGTGCAGCTGCTGATCCAAAACCCACGCCTGCGACGCCAGATTGAGCTGATCGCGGAAAACCACACTTTGCACTTTGGAGTTGACGCATGACCGAATATGCAAGGCTGGTCGTTGCCGTTGACAGCACGCAGGCCGCGAAGGCAAGAGCGGAGCTGGAAAAGCTGCCAGGTGCCGCAGGGCGTGCCGAAAGCGCAGCAAGCCGCATGGGGGCCACATTTGCCCGGGTCGGCGGAATACTCGCCTCGGCAATCAGCATCCGCGAGATTGCCAGGGCGTCCGAGCAGTACGTCAACATGACCAACCGTTTGCGGCTGGTGACAGAGGGCACCGAGCAGCTCGCATACGCTCAAGAGGCTGTCATGCGCATCGCGCAGCAGACCTATCAGCCGCTCGAAACTACGGCAGAGGTCTATCAGCGCATCGCGCAGAACGCCAGCAATCTCGGCCTGTCATTTGCCGAAGTTGAGGCAGTGACCAAGACAGTAAGCCGGACGATTGCGCTTAGCGGCGCCGATACACAGGCGGCGGCTGGTGCAATGCGCCAGTTTGGCCAGGCCCTAGCCTCCGGCTCGCTGCGTGGCGATGAGCTGAATTCGATCCTCGAAGGAACTCCAGCACTTGCGCAGGCTATCGCCCGCGGACTTGGGATCACAACGGGCGAGCTGCGCGCAATGGGCGCAGAGGGCGAGCTCACAGCGGAGAAGATCGTCACCGCTCTGCAGTCGCAGGAAGCTGCAGTAGAGCAAATGTCGCGCAGCATGAACGTGACGGCCGGCCAGGCCATGGTGACCTTCGGCAATGCGCTGGTCGGGATCGTTGGCAAGCTGGACGAGGCTAGCGGGGCAAGCCGTGGTTTTGCTAGTGCAGTTCTGGATCTTTCCAGCGCACTGACCCGGTTCAGCTCTGGCGAGTTCATGGATTTTTTCCGCGACTCAAAGCAGACCGCCGAAGGCTTCAACAACGAAATCAGCGTCACTCTTTCGCGCATCAGGGATCTTACCGACGCACGCGCGCGGCTGGATAAGGGCGATCCCGAAGACACGGTGCTGTTCAACTTCAAGCTCTGGAACAAGCAGGAGCTTGACGCTGAAATATCGGGCCTGAATGGCCAAGTGGAACGGTTCCGCCAAGCCCGCGATCGCCTTGTCGAGCTGAGCAATAGGTCGGGGGCAGAAACCCCGAAAGGCGACGGGTCTGGTGCTCCATCGCTTACTCCCCCGGCGCCTGAGACAGACAAGGCCACGCAGGCCATAGACCGCCAGATCCAATCGCTCCGCTTGCAGGCCGAGACGCTTGGAATGGGCGCCGACGAGGCTGAGCTGTACCGGCTCGCTGCCGACGGCGCAACCGGAGCGCAGATCCGCCAGGCTGAGGCCGCACTGAAAGCCGTGGCGGCTTATGAGAGGCAGGCTGAGGCGATTCAGCTGGCCAATCAGGCCGAAGAGCAGAACAACCGTGACGCCGCATCAATCATTGAATCGCTGCGCACAGAAGAGGAGGCAATCCGCGACTCCTATGGGCGCCGCCGGCAGATCATCCTCAGCGCAACCCTGCTAACTGAACAGGAGAAGAACGAAGCTATTCTGCGACTGAAGCAAGAGCACGACGAGCAGATGATTCAGGCGAATGGCTCCTATTGGGAGCGCTATATGCTGGCGGCTCAGGAGAACCTGCAATCATTCGACGAGCTGGCCGGCAATATGCTGGAGAACTTCAGCAGCAGGTTCGGCAATGCGTTTGAGTCCATGGTGTTCGATGCTCAGTCCCTAGGCGACGCTGTGGCCGGCCTGGCGGAAGGCATGGCGCGCTCCGTGGTCAATGCGCTGGGTGAAATGGCCGCACAGTGGTTGGCATATCAGGCGGTGCAATTGCTCGTCGGCAAGACTACGCAGGCGAGCGCTGCATCGGCAATGACCTTCAACGCAATGGCCTCGCAGCAGATGGCTGCAATCAATGCATTCGCCTCGACGGCGGCAATTCCGATTGTTGGGCCTGCAATGGCTCCGGCGGCCGCTGCTGCCGCCCTAGCGGCCACAACGCCAATGGTCGGTGCTGTTTCAAGCCTGGCGCTGGCCGGCATGGCGCACGACGGTATCGACAACATCCCCAAGGAAGGCACCTGGCTTCTGGACCGCGGCGAGCGTGTCGTGGACCGCCGCACAAACTCCGACCTGAAGGATTACCTGGCAGACCGGAAGGGCGGGGGCGGCGCACCGCAGATCACGATCCACGCACCGGTCACGGTCGAGGGGCAGGCGGGCATGAGCGAGCAGGAAATGCGCAAACAGGGGCAGGTCACGGCAGACGCAATCAACGCAGTTGTGATGACGCGGATCGAGCGAGAATCTCGCCCAGGCGGCCTGCTTTGGAACCTCTATGGAGCAGGACGATGATTGAGACCTTCGACTTTCCGATCGACAACTCGGCCTCCATCGATGTGTCCCAGCGGACGCTGCGTACTGACTTCGGTGACGGGTACACGCAAGAGGCCGGTGACGGCATCAATACCCGCACCGAAACGTGGCGCATCTCAGCGATGGGGCACTGGGAATCGGGCCGGGGTATGCCGGTCAAGGCTATGGCCGAGTTTCTGGATCGTCAGGGCGGCTACCAAGCATTCGAGTGGGTCACTCCGCTCGGTGCGACGAAGCTGTTCAAGTGCCGGTCCGGTTACAGCCTCACATCGAAGGGGGCGGGCTATTTCCAGCTGTCGGCCAGCTTTGAGGAGGTCCACGCGCCATGACGCTCTCGACAGCCGTGCAGCGCCTGGAGCCAGGGCAGATCGTGACGCTCTACACCCTCGACGCCGAGGCGATTGGTGCTGAGGTGTACCACTTCCACAGCCACGACGCTGGTCCGATCAGCTTCAAGGGTGTGCAGTACGACCCCTGGCCGCTTGAGGCTAGCGGGTTCGAGATGAGCGGCAGCCGCAACCCGTCGCCGAGCCTGAAGATGGGCAACGTTGGCGGATTCATCACGGCGCTGTGCCTGGAGTTCGACGACATGGTTGGCGCCAAGCTGACCCGCCGTCGGACGCTGGCCAAGTACCTGGATGGAATGCCCGATGCTGACCCGGACGAGGAGTTTCCGCCGGAAATCTGGTTTATCGAGCAGAAGGTCGGCGAGACATCCGAGGCGGTGGAGTTCGAGCTGGCCAGCGCCATGGA